TATTAACGATTGGCGTCTCCGACCCAAGGATGCCGTCCCAAACCTTCAGGACGTGACTCCAACAAACTCACGCTTCCCATATGGCCAGCCCGTGTATGATCTATATAACCGCGAGTACGTGACAAACAAGCAAAACAACCTGTCCCCCCTTGAAACACCCATGAACATCGGTCCCGGTCTCGGCGTTGGCCCGAACGTTCTTGCAGCCGGAGGGTTCCACGACTACTTCCGTGCTTTGCCTACAAACATCAACGAGGAGCGCCTCACGACGCTCGAGGGTCGGGCCGGCCCACGCAATCCTTTCGTCAAGAACGGAGGCGCTGCATATATCGGTGATATTACGCACCAGGCAGCTGCTTCAAAGACGGCGTTCCGCGATCCAGGAGCATATGGCGGTGGCGGTGCCCAGAGCGCCTTGGTTGCTCCAGAAGGTCGCCCGAACTTCCTTAAGACGAAAAAGCCAACGATTCGGTCCGAAACTGGTCTGCGCACAGACACACTCTCAGACGGTCCTCCACAGTACAACATCGCTCAGCCGTATGCAGCTGGTAAGACTTGCTACACGGACACGGACTTGACTCGATCTTCCGGCTACCGTACAAAGCCAGATCGCGCTGGAAACGCCGCTCGTATGAACGTTCGCAACGACCCAGTCAATCAGGTGGGCGCAGCGACTCATCTTCGCATCGAGTCGGAGCCCGTTCCAGTCGGCCCCATGGGCATTACTGGCTCGAACCAGGGCCGTGGCGTTCTTCCTCCAGAGTTTGATGATCCGCTCAACGAATTCAAGTCGAATCCGAATCCTCGAGCCTCCCCGGGTTTCCTGGACATTGCTATCCAGCAGCTCGAGAAGAACCCTCTGGCGTACTCTTTGGCCGACCCGAAAAAGGCTGACCCAGCCATGGGCACTTCGCCTTTTAACACGGTTTCTGTGAATTAGGACACGGCAAAAAAATATGAGCTAGTACTAAATGTCGGGAGGTGTTGTCCAACTCGTCGCCGTCGGCCCTCAGGACGCTTGGCTGACCGGCAAGCCCGAGGTTTCTTTTTACCGGTCCAACTACAAGCGCTACACGCACTACGCCAACTCCGTGGAGCGTCAGGTGATTCAGGGCCAGCCCATCGCTGGCGGTATCTCCACGATCCGTTTCGAGAAGAAGGGTGATCTGTTGAGCTACGTGTACCTGAACATCCGTGACAGCAACGGCGCGAGCCTTGTGAACCCAGACTGGACTCGTATCATCGATAAGGTCGAGCTCCTGATTGGTGGTCAGATTGTGGATACTCAGGATATCGAGTACATGACTGACATTGAGCCCATTGTCGGTGCTCAGACCTTCTCCCAGCGGTACCTGAATCTGAATAGCACCACCTTCAATAACCAGAAGAACTCGTTCCTGCCCCTGAAGTTCTTCTTCTGCAAGGACTGGTCCGTGTGCCTGCCCCTGATCGGTCTCCAGTTCCACGACGTGGAGGTCCGCATCACCTGGTCTCCATACCTGAGCCAGACCATCACCATCGGCAGCACGACCACACCTGTTCTGACTGCACAGCCCCAGGCAACTGCCAACCTGACTTCCGATGTGGTTCTGTCCTCCAACTTGGCGAACGTTCTGATTGGTCAGACGACCGGTCCTCTGTTCCCAGGTATGATGGTGGTTGCCGCCTCGAGCAATCTGCAGACCAACGTGGCTGTGATCCAGTCCTTCTCGAACGCCTTCACTCCAGTGTCTGGTCAGGGCTACTTCTCTAACGTGGTTGTGGCTTTCGCCAACACCGCCGCAAGCAACATCTCGGCTCAGTTTGGTCTGGGCCAGACGGCGAACCTGTACGCCCCAGTGGCCTCGACCCAGATCCCTCTGGCGGTTGCCGCAGGTACGGGTGCAACTACGAGCACGACCCTGACCATCGGCCAGGTCGTGAGCCCCCAGACTCTGGGCGGTATCCAGATCGGCCAGTACGTGGCGGGTCTGCCTTTCACGGGCCCAGTCTACGTGTCGAACGTGGTGAGTGCTACGAGCATCACTGTGAGCTACCCATCGCAGACCACCGCCCCCATCGCCGCAGGTCTGACCATCTCCTTCTTCACTGGCACGGCCGTTACGAGCACGACGTACGCGTCTCTTCAGTACCAGGCCTGGTCGAACTTCGTGTATCTGGACCAGTCTGAGCGCGACCACTTTGCCAAGGCTCCCCAGTACGACATGCTCATTACCCAGGTGCAGCGCGTGGTCCTCGGCAACAACCCCGTTCAGGAGTTGGCCCTGGCTCAGCCCGTCAAGTTCCTGGCCTTCCCCTGTGTCAATTACGCCCAGATCTACGCCAACGGCGTGGGCTCGGCGACCGCTGCCAACTACCAGCTCAAGACCCAGGTGAACGGTGTGGATGTGGGCGACTCTCGGTCCCTGATCCACTTTGTGGATGTGCCTCAGTACTACAACACGCCCTACGGCTACGTGCATAACAACAGCGTGGCCAACGTGGCGATCATCAGCTACTGTCTGGATACGTCCAAGCTCCAGCCCACGGGTACCCTGAACTTTAGCCGTCTGGACACGTTCCGCATCGTCGTGCCTCCGACCCTACCCAACGGCGTTCTGGGTCTGTACAACACGAACATCACGAGCGCGTACCCGACCCCGTACCTGTATGCAGTCAATTACAACATTCTGCGTATCCAGAACGGTCTCGGCTCGGTTCTCTACGCCAACTAAGCGCTGGATAAAACCTGGAAGAAAATTAGAAAATGCACTGGATCTTTTTGGCAATTATCGTGTGTTTCGTGTTTTTAGCATCGTATAATCCACGTACGGGAAATCTCACTAAATTTTTTGCCTCAGAAACATCAGTAGAAGATCATGGAAGATCTTCGAGACCAGCCACTCAGAGAACGACACAAAGCGATAGCGATACCGATGAGTAAAGTGAATGACATGCAACACTTTTTGATCGTCCATGATCGGCGATACAGAGAGTGGACGTTTGTCACCGGCGGGTGTCGCCGACGCGAGGTCTATAATCCACTTCGGTGTGCGATTCGGGAACTCGAAGAAGAAACACGCGGGCTCATAAACTTAAAAAGGGGGTCTTACTCCTATTTTAAGTTTACTACGAATACACCGGAACCACGAGACGTGGAAGATGGGGTCGATGTGCTGAATCATTATCACGTCTATGTATTCAATTTGCCCATGACTTCGACCGAACACCGTCATATTATCAAGCGGTTCATTGAAGAGAAGAAGAAGATGGAAGGAGCCGAAGTTCCTTTTCGTAAGAATTACGATGAAAATGACGAGTGTCGGTTTGAGACGCTTGATAGCATCTCAAAGTGTCCGAACTTGTGGCCTATGATTCGTCAGCACGTGTTGGGCAACCCCGAGTTTACTCAGGCGATTGAGACGACACATTGGACGCCTTTCAACCTACGCGAATGAGAGTCCAGGGTTCAGTAGGAACCACTGTGTTCCAAACTCGTTTTTAATTTCGTTCTAAAATTCAGATGACTCGCTCAAAGACCGAGTTGGCCATCATCCTTGTCAAGCTTCGAGGGGACGTCACAGACCCGAAGAAGATTGAGAAGGAGGCTGCAAAATTAGCAAGTGAAATGTCATTGATGAAATTGTGTTATGAAATTCAAAAGGTGGAGGAAGAGCGGGAAGCGTCAGCTTCCGCTCCCTCGACCCCGGCGACGGAGGAGCAGACTGTGAAGGCGGAGCCAGAGGCCGAGACCCCAGTGACAGAGGAACCACCGGCCGAGCCCCCAGTTGAGCTTACGAAGAAGGAAGAGGCGATTGTCGAGGAACTCAAGGCACCTGTAAAGGCAACACCAAACCAAAAACACAAACACATTTTGTCTTGGCTTTTGGACTCGAGTAGTGACGATGAAGCTTAGAGACGAAAAGGAGCGGCTTAGAGGCACGAGTGCCTCCAAGACTAAGAATGTCCATAGAACGTTGGCGAGTCCCACATGGACCGGGAACCCACGTCCTCATGGACGGTGGGATTTTGTACGTACCCCCGGAAGAAACCCAGGAGTTCTACCGAGAGTACATAGATGCAGTCAATTTAGGAACAAAATTGTATGTCGTCGAGCAAAAGACGGAAAGTTTCAAGTTTTTCGTAGACTTGGACTATAAGGCTCCCGAGCAGTTGTCAGAGGAAGACCTTCTTCAATTTTGTTCTATAATTCACAAGGCTCTTGAGACCTCTTCACAATGTGTCATTGCCAGAGCCCGACCAAGACCTGTTGGGGAAGGTCTTATCAAGTCGGGTGTTCATGTTCACTGGCCGAACCTCACAGTGTCTCGAACCCAGGCCATGAATTTAAGAACAAAAATAGTGACCAGTTTGACGGCCGATCTCCCGTTTGATTGGGACAAGGTCATAGACGCCTCGGTTTATGGAGGGTCTGGACTTCGGATGTTATGGTCCCATAAGAAACCTACAGGCGACCCATACGTCCCGTGGCGGTCTTTGGATGGCCGCGAGTTTTCCAAGGTGCCTGACGTGGATACACTGGCCTTGTTTGCCGTCAGAACAGATGAGGAGGCGCGTCAGTCAGAGGTTTTGGGAGATACAGGCCCACTCGAAGACTTTGTTCAAAAGTACATGGAGGGACAACATCGTGCTCATATCAAGAAGGTCCAGCGTGGCGAACACAATGGGTGGTATGCTCAGACCGACTCTAAATTTTGTGAAAGAATTCGGAAGGAACACAAGTCAAACCACATTTGGTTTCAGATATGTTCAAGACGCATTTCTCAGAGGTGCTTCGACGAGGAATGTGCCGAGTTCAAAGGGACTGAACATATTCTTCCGCCATCTATAGTAGAGAAGCTTGAAGATGTTGCTATTGTGGGTAGTCCTGCTTCTAGTTTTCTTATGGATATTTTTCCCGATGGGCCCTCAGTCCCGGTTCAAAAAGTACGAAAAGATGGTCCATCCATACTCGGGTCTGGATCCAACAAGTTGGCAAAGGTTTCTGGACAATCTCCACGCGTTTGTGCAATTGGCTTCGACACGGGTCGATGATGCCTCTGATGCTCTGTATGCCGCGACAGAGAACATCAAGGATCTGGGCCTCGGACTCCGGCGAGCCGACGATGCAGAGATTCAGGAAAAGTTGGGTGAAATTGCATTTCAGTTGGGGTATGAAGGCGAACTTATTTTGAACCAAAATGCAAATGATCAAGGACTTTACTTCTTCCCACGTTACTTAAACGAATCGCTCATGGAATATCCAGAATATGTCGACACGCGCGACCCGGGACCGGTCAAGAGCCACGGGCAATGAGGTCAAGTCCGAAGGACTTGGAGTCGCGACAGCCGCCCCCGACCTACACACCCTCGCCGAAGCTGCCGCTACCGTTGAGTCCGAGGCTCCCATCACACGGACGCGTTACGGACGCGTTTCCAAGCCCCCCGTACGTTACGAGCCTGTTGAGCAGGTCGAGGACGACTACGCCCCCGAGGACTACGACACGGAGGATCCAGATGATTCCTCAGAGGACATCGAGACGGAGAGCGATGAGGAGGATGACGAATCTGATGCTGATGAGGATGGAAATCTAGATGGATTTGTTGTGCCAGATAAAAGTGAGAGTAGTGATTCGGACAGTGATGGAGAACCTCCCGTTCCTGTCGCAAAGCGCCGAGCCGTCGTCAAGAAGCGCCCCGCTTCAGGCCGAGCCTGAACCTCGTCGGGCTTGGACTCCTCAGCAGGATTTTGACGAGCCTCCACAGAGACGTTTTGTTCCCGCGTTCGATCCACCGCGTCAACAGAACGTCTTTGATTCGCTCAAAGACAATCAAATTGCTCTTATTTTGATTGGTATTGTTATTGGCGTTCTTATCATGAATATGCGGCCCATCATTGTGAACCCTATGAAGTAAAAGGATACAAAGGTGCGTTTTTCACGTAATCATCGTTTCCAATAAAATCACCTATGGGACCTGTACGGTTCTCATACACATTCTCCTGTAATATCCCTGTCCAGGGATTTACACGAGTTTGATCGGCTGGTTCCATTTGACGAAAAACATCGTATTGTGAAGGAGACTCTTCAGATGGTGGAGGGTGTGATATCACTGAAGCTCCGACCCGGGCAACAGCTATATAAAGAACGAAAGCAACGGCGAGGACAGAAGCGATCGGTGCTACGTACCCTCGTCGTAAAAGGTACAAACTTGTAAATATAGTCATAGCTCCAGCAGTTGCCACGAGGACAAATTGCCACGTGGGAAGTGCTGAGAAGAACCTTGTAAGGTTCGATTCGTCCATCTGTTATATGGTAAGGTTTTTTACGCTGCTGGCTGGTCTGGAACCTCGTCGTCCGGAGTCTGTGAAGCAGACTCCGCCGCAGACTCGCCCCCCTCGTCCCCCTCGGTGATGCTCTCAATCTGAACGGCGGGCAACTTGCGCTCCTCAATAATCTTGTTTACGCGCTCATCCGCCATGGCCACAAGCTCAGCGACCGTCTTCTCAGGGAACTCCTTACGCAGCTCCTCCACAATCTCCGCAGGGTGAGGAATTGGGGGAACGTCTGGCTTGGTGTAAAACTTGGAGTTCTCGTCAGACGGATCAATGTATGGGTACGGGCCATCTTGGGGCTTGGCGATCATATCACGCTTACGCTTCTCGAACATGGATGCAGCAGCCGCCTGGTTCTGGCGGTACTTGGTCATAATCTCCTCAAGCTTCTCGTTCTGGTAGTGCACGTCCTCAATCTGCTCGCGGTCTGGAGGGACCAGCAGCCACTTGTACATATCCACGACGTAGATGTCCACCAAAGCATCCTCCTTCTGGAGACGCTTGGCGTGGCTTGCCGCCTCGTCACGAGACGCGAAGCACCCGCGAATCTTGAGACCCAGCTTCTCGTTCTTCTGAGGCAGGTCGGGGCCGACAAACGAAATGCATGCAAACAGCTGACCAGGAACCGTCAAGTAGTCTTGCTCAAGAGTACCCATTTAAAAGGAACAAGTGCTTATTTTTTAAGTTGGAAAACGCAATACAAATGGATATGCTCAGAAAGTCTCACAACGATGCGAAACGACAGCTGATTCAACGTTGGGTCCTTCCTGGGGCCAAGGTTCTTGATTGTGGGTGTGGCCGTGGCGGTGATTGGCACAAGTGGAAGGCGGCTCGGGTCCACGTCTTTGCCATAGACCCAGACGAGGAGTCTTTGCGTGAAGCTGAGCAGCGTGCTCATGACATGCAATTTGGTGTATGGTTCCTCGGACAAGGGAGCATTATTCAGGCAGCCTTTGCCGGTCCGTTCGATGTCATCTGTTACAACTTTTCACTTCATTACATCTGTGAAGACCCCGTGACGTACCGAACGTCCATCAAGGCGATCGTGTGTGCCCTGAACCCCGACGGACTCCTCATAGGAGTCGTTCCTGAAAAGGCGCGTGCCGAGGCACTCGCCAACCAGTACGGTCAGTTCAGAGACAGGCTTGGAAACGAGTTTGCTTTTCTCCAGGGAGGACGACGTTTGAACGTCCGTCTGGTCGATGGGCCGTTCTATGCAGATGGAGGACGCGACGAGCCTGTTTTGGACGCTACAGTTCTAGTCCATGACCTCAAGGCTCTTGGGCTCGAACTCCTCATGTGGGAGCCAATGCTTCTCGAGCCAACCGGTCTCATCTCGGATTTGTATTCAAAATTTGTCTTTCGTAAGAGTAGGTAAGATGATTTGGTCGATCATCGCGAGTATTTTGTTCGTGGTGTTACTTTTGTTATTTCGGTATCACCAGGAACCTCCTATGTTGACTGAACTTAAACAACGATACTGGGCTACTCTCGATATGTTACGTCAGACGGGTGATCCGATGTGGAAAGGGGTCCTCCGGCCTTCGATCCTTACAGGGATGCATGGATGGGACAAGTCCAAGGGTCCTATAGGTTCAAACGTCAACAAAGGATACGAGATTTACATCTGTCTGGATGGAGACGATGTAAATTCGGCAATGTACGTACTCATTCACGAGCTGGCACACATGTCAGTTCCGGAGTACGATCATACGACGCATTTTTGGACAAATTTCGAAAAACTCAAATCTTTGTGCGTTGCAAAGGGCCTGTACACGTTGGACGGAGAACGCAAGTACTGTGGGGACGTGGTGAAAGATGGGGCGAGTTCCGAAGGAACTCCCCGCTTTTGACTCCCCTTCGGGGGATCACAGCCCGGGCGCTACGCGCCCGCCCTGGCCTTTTAGGCCCGCTCAATCACGTACTTCTTGATAATGTAAAACACGAGAGCAGCCACGAGGGCTGTGACAGCCAAGCCTGTGAGCGACACGTCACCAGACTCGCCCACAAACTTGGGAACCATGGTACGAAGCCGGGACTGGACGGGCTTGGAAAAGGCGATGACAGAGGCAACACCCGCCAGAGCCGCCTGGAACTGCTCGTCCGTGAGACCGAACGGGTTTCCTCCCGACGCGCCCTTTTTGCGCTCCTGAGGCTCCTCCGCCGCTGGCCGCCGCTGGACTGCGGCCGACGGACCCATCATCGTCGGGGGACCCATAATCTCATTTTGCATCACCTCCTCGATCGGAGTGGAAAAGTCGGCCATTTGAGATTCATCAACGTTTTTTTCTGGCTGAAAATTCTTCAATAGACCAGTAGGAACCGACTTTTGAGACGCTTGAGGATCGCGGACCAGGGCGTTCCGAGCAATCTCTTCATTCAAGGGAACTTCCTGTTCTACGGGAATTTCACTTATGAGAGTACTCGCATCCGGGTCATAAGTCATCATTTCTGAATTTTAAAAGGAAAATACGAAAGAGCTTCAAGCGCGCTTTACGACATTCACTGATCCACCTTTTCGTTTGACCTGAGGTTCAGGCTGGGCTGGTCTCTGTGCGGCCCGTGGGTTATAATGCCTCTGATGGTACTGCCAAAACGCAGGAGATCCAACCCGGAAGTTTCGTCTGATAGGTGCTTTGTACCAAAAGACGCAATCTGTAATGCGGTTCGACTTGGACGTGTTATCAAGGACGAGACACTCGTAGTTCTCAGTACACGCGTCCATGACTTGGCAAAACTGGTCAAAGTTTGGAAAGACTCCGAAAAACGCCCTGTATAAGTTCTCACGGTTCTGTCGGACATTGTCGCGAAGCGCAAACACGTAATCCACGTTGGTTCGAATCATGGGGGTCATGTCCATACAGTATTGGGTCGTCATCATAAAGAAGATCTTCCAGTGGCGTCCGTTCATGAAAAGTTGGCGGATCGCCGTGTCCTTCATAAAGGCCCGGTCATACATACAATCGTCCATAAGGACAAAGACGGGTGAGCACTTTCCTATGGCCAAGAGCTTCTTTTGACGCTCTATGATTTTCTCAAGGGCATCTCGGTTATAATCACCAAACACGAATAGGTCCGGAATAAACTGTTTATAGTACCCATTTCCCTCTTCAGTTCCTGACATGGCGATACCGGCTGGCAAGTGCTTTTTGTGCCACAAAATGTCTGTAACCAGGGTTGATTTTCCCGTTCCACGCTTCCCTATAAAAACACACACCTTGTCATCGGCCATTTTGGACGGATCAAACTTTCGGAGTTGCAAAGACATCCTCCTTCCTACAATTTTGAAATAAAATTGAAGTTGGCCTGGAGCGCGATACCCCCGACTGGAAAGAAATATTACTCTCTACTAGGATGTCCGCAGGATACATACAGCTTGTAGCACTTGGACAACAAGACGCGTATCTCTCCGGGGAACCACAGGTGACGTATTTTTCGGGAGTGTACAAGCGACATACGCCTTTTGTTCTTGAGGCCTACGATATTCCATTTAATGACCAGTACATAACCTACGGAGGAACAAGTATCTGTCACATTCCTCCGAAAGGGGATCTTATACGAGGTCTTACACTCAAAATGACACTTCCAGCTCTGTATAATCCCGGAAATGACTGGGTGTGGCCACTTACGGCAAGTCCGTTAAACGTTCCTAAACTTTGGTTCGGTCTTACGAACGGAACTATAAACCAAGTCCAAGGTTCATTTAACGTGCCGTACTATTCGACAAATGGATACTCTTCATGGGCATCCTCGTTTTTTCCAACGTACGGAACGTATAATGCCAACACAAATTACTTCAACTTTACATATTCTACAGGTTCCGTTAAACTTGCCAATGTCATTGTTCAATCGACGTCCACATCAAATAACGCAGCATCTCCTATTTTCTGGGGTTTAGATCCTTTAGGATACTCTTATACAGATGCGTATGGAAACCTCGTATATACCGCAACATCAAACACTGTGACCCCAACATATACACTTCAACAGGCTGGCTGGGTTCAAACATCTGGTACGGTCGTCAACACTTTGGCTGGCCTATACGTATCTCTTGTTCAGTCGTATCCACCTGGAAACAACCTGAATTACCTCAATTTAAATTACACTGATCAAAATGTTTCGTATTTTTATAACAACGATTCAGTCGGAGATTACAGTATTTCGCCAGGTGGTTGTATCGTTTTTAACGTTCCCGGGTACTACCTTGTGCGTGCAGGTTTCAACATTGATGTCGGTTCAGTCCAGTCTCTGAGTTACGCCGTCCTTTCTTCAGATTATTCGGGGGTTGTACCTTCGTCGTTTGCGTACACTTCGAACTGCACTGTTTCTCCAAGTCCGTCATCACCTCTTGTCATTCCCATTAACGTTACGGTGGCGGGGCAATACTATGCCTTTTTCACAAGCACGACGGGTACGGGCAACTTTCTTCCAGGGACGTACATATCCGTAAGTCCTACAAATGACTTTTATCAATTTTCAAGTGACATTATCGTGACATCAGGTTCTAAGGTTCCTTTGTACGGGAACACGAATCCTCAAAATTTCACTGTGAGTCTAAGCCCAGGTTCGAACATAAACTTTTCCGTCAATGGTGAATACCTCGTGACGGGTCTTTTGAGCGTCTCGAACGCCGTCACGAGCAATACGACTGAAGTGTATGTATCAAATGTAACATTTGGAAACGCAACGAGTTCATACACGTATGATCTGTCCCAGCAAGGACGAAACCCTACATATGCGTTTTCTATACCGGTCGTTGCAAGTAACACGGCAAATTATTGGGTCAATGTCTCGACCCAAAGCGCCTCTGCAAATTTGTTGGCAAATTCATTCTTTGCCGTGACTCAGATTGGTGTTCAGAACGACACAACCCCAAGTGTTGTCCTGCCATATAACGGAACGCTTCTCCAGACGACATCAAACACGCTTACATCTCCATTAAATCTCAAAACAAATTTTTCTTCAAATGGAAACTCCACAGCGTGGGTCACGGTCAATGCAAATGGAAACATCGTGTTCCAAAACGTCTCGTCTTACATGCTCACCGGGGTATTTTACACTACAAATACAGTGACAAATGTCATCATTACAAACTCGCATTCTAATTTTTTGACGTATTATAACCCAACGCTCGGGTTCAGTAGTTCGCCTCCATATACCATATCAGTTCCTTTTCATATTTCTGATAATACGGCATCATACGGGATAACTCTCCAGACATCTACGGGCATAGCAAACGTACTTCCGGGGACGTACCTTGCCGTCTATCCCATTGCCTCGAACATCTTTTCTGGAAATTTTGGACAGATTTACAACTACTATGACAGTGTGGGAACGCTGGCCATCGTGAATGCAGATCTCAAAATCGGTGGTCAGACTGTTCAAAGACTTACGGGAGAGTACATCGAGGTGTGGAACGAGTTGAACGTCCCATATGAAAACCAGCCGGGTCTTCAGCTTTTGACGGGAAAATACGACACGCAGACGAGTGTAGGACCTCCGGGCCGTACATACTACGTGAACCTTCCATACTACTTTTACGGAAACCCCGAGCTTTCTTTGCCCATCACGGCTCTTGGGAGACAAGATGTGGAGGTTTGGGTCACGTTCAACAACTTTTCCAACTTGACTTCCGTATCAATCACGAACCCTACACTTACAGCGACAATCATCACAGAGTACGTCTACTTATCTAACCCTGAAATTGACTGGTTCCAGAGTCATAGACTTGATTACGTAATAACACAGTGTCAATACGATCAGTTTGTTCTTGGACAAAATTTTCAATCTGCGGTTTTTGATCTAAAATTCAAGAATCCGATCAAGGAACTCTTTTTCCTCATTCACCCGGACTCCAATTTACCTTACAATTACACGACACCTGGCGGAGGAACTGACGCTTTGACATTTGGTCTGACGTTCAATGGGGAAGACGCGTTTTTGACATCGACTATAAACACGTTGTATGTCGGTGCTATTGAACCATTTACGACGCATACAAACTTTTTCTCGAAACCGACAATGATAACTGCTCAACAACCAAATCAGTACGGCCGACAGTTTTACATGTACTCATTTTCTACAAACCCATTTGGAACCCTTTCATCCGGTCAGATCAATTTTAGTCGGATTCGACAGGTTCTTTTGGAGATGAATATACAAAACTCAAACTTCAATTATCCTTCAAAGACGTTTAACGTTATAGCCTTGAGTCAAAACGTTCTACGAGTAGAAAACGGAATCGGTGGTGTTATGTTCCGTTGATCCCCGTAGGGCGGAAGAGGCGCTCAGCGCCTCTTCCTTTTTTCCCCGAACTTACTAGAGATGGCCGGTCGTGCCAGTTTGTCCTTTCTGGGCCAGGAGGACATTTCACTAAGTGGAGATCCTCAAGTGACGTACTTTATCGAAAAGTACCAGGGTCAGACCCCCTTTGCGTATCGGGTCGACAAGGTCATTTTCGATGAAGCTGGTGTTTCGTTCGGTTCTCAGAACCACAGAATTATTCCTCGATCAGGTGATCTGATTACAGGTATGACATTGTACACCGCATTCCCAACGCCACCACCCGGTGTTCAAGTTCTTGATTCGGTCGGGACACTCATGTTTCAGTACATAGAGCTCTACATAGGCGACGAACTCATAGAACGTCTGTACGGCGAGTTTATAGAAATGACCTTTGATCTCACGGTTCCCAAGGGAAAACAGCCAGCCTTGTCCTTTTTAGATGGGAAAAACCTAACGTTTTCTACACTCCCTCAACTTGCATACACGGTGCCCCTTCCATTTTCAACGTTCAAAAAGGGTCTGCCTTTATGTGCTTTCAAGGAGGATGTGACGATCCGTATCGTCTGGAACCCTTCCACGTATTTTACGGTTCCACCAACGCTTATCACCACACCATTCATAGCTCAAATGAACATCGAATATACGTATCTTTCCGAGAAGGAAATTGAGTATATACGTCAGCCGCGTCGGCAGGTGTTTGAACAGGTCCAGTTGAACCAGTTCTTTGCACCGTATCCTCTGAACAACTTTCAGTGTCGCCTCAACTTCTATAATCCCGTCAAGGAACTCTTTTTTGTTTTGCAACAAGACTCGGCACGGGGCTATGACTATAGCAACACGGCAACCGTCGCGGCTGCTTCTAGCACTATAGGCTCAGGTGACTTGTTGAATCAACTCAAGTTTGATTTCAATACGACGACTCGTATAGAACCTACGGTCGGAACTCCTCAGTTCCTGCGAATCATTCAACCTCTCGAGTTCCATACACGTGTTCCGGACCGCCTGTTTTACATGTACTCGTTCAGTCTCGACCCTGAAGGCGAGTCTCCAACAGGGTCTGTAAATCTTTCACGAATTCAGGCCCAAAATTTGTACTTTTACTTGAACCCCACACCAACGAACGTGAATGTCCGAGTCTATGCCGTATCATACAACTTTTTGGAAACATCAAATAACTCGGCAAAGGTGACGTTTTCCAACTTTTTCTAGTTACAAACCCCAAGTCCTTCGGACTTGTTCTCGCTGCCCCTATCATCCAAGTCCTTCGGACTTGTCTTTTTCTAGTTAGAGACCTACGTCTCTTTCCCAGTATGAAGACTGGATCGGGAGACTTTGATACAAGCGCGATAGAAAATGCAGCGATTGATGTCTTTCTCCCAGTTTTAGAATCAGCGACCGTCCTTGCAGGTCATTATACAAAGGCGTGCGGTCGAAATTGCGTCACGGCTCAGGACATGAGTTACGGACTCATGTACGCAGCCAGGAACGTTGCTGGAAAGCACGTAGGGTCTTTGTACCCGGAGGTGTATGAGGCCGAGGACTCTGATGCAGAGT